GACGTGATAATGCCTCGTCCATTCTTAGTTATCGTGCATTTTACACTCTGGAGCGCCTGGTTGTTGATCACAATAGAGTTCGAGTGGTGAAGGATCATGATGATCTCCTGCCTCAATCTCTTCTTTGTGATGCTCAACATATTCTTCTAAATCATGCAGTTCGCTTTCAATGTGACGACGCTGCTGAGGAGAAGTCGTTGGATTCTCCAAGATTTTCTTATCTTCTTCGATATGCTTTTCGATGCTTTCCATAGTAGTACCTCCTATAACGTATTTAGTTACCGTGTGATGATGCGTCGCCTTTCATTCCAAAAGAATCTCTAACAAGGTACAAAGTAGTAGCAAATTTGCCATTTGTCCCTTTGATTGCGTCATAATGATGAGATACAGATTTGATTAGATAAACTCCACTGCTCTCTCTATCAAATATTTCTTTACTTGCTTCTGCTTTTGGAAGTTTGCTCATCAATCTAATGTCAATTCTGTCACCCGCACAAATTCTGGGATTACCAGGGATCACAATTGAACATACTTGATTTTTGAGAATTTGATATCTGGCAAGTGATTGTGCCATGTAATACTTAGACCAGTCTGCAAACTTTGTTGGTTTGTCAGCCTTGTCTGATGGTTCTGGGGATGCCACTCCAGGTTCGTTATACCATAATTCATGATCAATCAACATAGACATAATTCTAGTCGGATATTCCGAAAGTTCTTTGTTTTGTACTGGAATTAAATCTAAAGATTCTTGACCACCTAAGTGTGCCATGTTGTCATATGCATTCTTCAAACTGTAGACATATTCTTCATACTGTCCCGTTGATACATTGAAAAATGTAATCAGAGAAGAATACTTTCCTTTTCTAAGAGACTCCATCATATTGATTTCACTAGCAAATTGTGCTTCCAGAATATTATATCTGGTGTCACCAGAACCCTCCACATTTCCTTGCTGTTCGATATATGGTCCCCAAGTTTCAACTCCCCACTTACTTCTGGTTTCTTTAAGTTTATCTGAGTAAAGTTTACTCTTGGAGTCGGCACATAGAGAATCAACAGCGAAGAAATTATATCCCCTAAAAGTTTCCCAGAAGAAAAATCCCCCAGATCCTTTTATTGGTTTTGCTGTTGTTTTTGGTGCAGTACCGCTAGATGATTTAGTTTTGTTCTGTCCATAGTCTCCCTTAGAACTTACACATTTTACTGCAATATCACCAATGATGTCAAATGGTCTCCTCATATTTCCTAGAAGTTGAACATCAAACAATGACTTCTCAGAATAAATTGGTTTCTTTGTTCCCAAATCTTTAGTCAAAAGTGTTCCCATGATAGCTTCTGGATTTCCAGACATGTTTCTAGGTACTCTAGTTAGTTCGTTCTGTAGTGCTTCTCCAGAAATCAAACTCATCGTATAGTATTGCTTATTCTGTCTTACAAATCTATTACTAATTTGCCAGATAACAAATTCATATTTGAATGCGTCAGTCTCATTAATACACTGCACATCGATTTGAACTCTTTCTCCACCTTTGATTGGTGGATTTGTTCCATTACCATTGAGCAAAGAAGCACTATCAAGAATCTCCAACTCTGCTGACACGAAAGGAGCAGTTACATCTTCGCCGTAGTTGAAACTTAGAACCAATGGTGTGAAAGGAATTTCTTTCCCCTTATGGGGAAACAGTATCGCTTTCAATAACTTGAATTCTGTGGGATTAGCAGGAGTATTCATGATTATACTAAACTCTTAAGATGCAATGTACTAGCAAACGTAAGTGATCCATGGTTTGCCATACCAGCAGTAGCAAGACCAGCAGCAAATCCTTCCATTCCAGATGATTGACCAGTAGTTCCCAGACTACCACTTTGAATTTGCGCTGCTAATGCCATCAAAGCAGCGGCTATTTGAGAATTACCTCCACTGGTTGACATAAATTGTGCATTCTGTGTAACGGCAGACACTGTTAAAGGATCGTAAGCAGCTGACTGACTTGAAGGAGAAACGGTAGTTTGTGAAGATGCAGACTCAAGCGAAGCAGTGCCTTGAATGCTAGCACCATCTAGTGCTTCACCCGATGGTTTAGCGGTGTCTCTAGATCCAGACATTCCATGTCCAACAAATGCAGTAAATCCAGAAATTGTACCACTTACACCAAATCCATCACCTCTGTCTCTGACACCATGAACACCTAATGGAAATTTGAGTCCTTTTCTTCCAGCAATATCAATACCACCAAAAGATCCACCACGCGCACGTGCAGCGTGAGCTTTTTGCTCACGTTCGATCATCTTTCTTAATTCTTCATCTGAAGGTGGATTATTGGGATCAACCGTCTCCTGTGCATTAGTAAATGTAAACTGCTCTTTATTTCTAATCAGTCCTTTGGCAACAGCAAATGCTGCTTTTCTTGTTTCAACTTTTCCTTGTGGTTTACCCCACAGAGCAGTCTCTGGTCCTAAGTGGAAGTGATCTCCACGAGAATTGCCAGTGTTTCCTTGAATGAAACTTCTAGTGCGACTAGCACCTTCTCCTCCACCCGTATTAGGTTTTGGTAAGAACTCATTCAAAGGCTTAGCCAATACAGCTTCTTCTGCTGCCTTTGCTTTTTGATTAGCTCTAGTTTGAAGAAACTGCTGTGATGCAGAACCAGTTATAAGAGTAGGACTTCCGCTATTACGCGCAGCTATTGCAGCTTCAGTTTGTTCTTGTTGATTTTCTGCTTCTTTAGAACCAGTTCCTGCCCATCCAAGGAAGTCCCACCATGCTCTACCAGTGCCACCACCAGTTCCACCAGAAGCGGCGGCAGTACCAAGTTCTGCTACATCTTTCTTACGACTTAATTGAGCGTCAAGGTATCCATCACCCATTGCTTTGAAGATCTTCTTCGATTCTGGACCTTCAGTAGAGAAAGTCATCTCTCTACCATGGTGCTCAACAGGATATCCAGATTTTGGACCATCCGTAATACCACCCGCATCCATTTGTGGCATTGACATGTCGCGTGCCATCAATGCAGCGTCAAGTCCTACAGATGCGGCAGTTCCCAGACCAGGAATTAAACTTGCTCCACCAGAAGCGAGTTCCAGACCAGCACCAGTCAGATCCCCCGCCATTGCTCTTTGACCAGCAAACAAGGCACCAGCAAGGAGACCAATCGCTGGAATTTTCTTCAGTGCTGCTTTTCCAAGACCTTTTCCTAATCCTTTAGCAAGACCTTTACCGCCAATAGCTAGAGCAGCTCTTTGTCCTACTCTTCCAAGTCCTCTACCAAATACACCCTTACCTGTTTTTAATGCTCCTCCAATACCTCTTCCTGCTCCTCTAAAAAGACCACCCATTCCTCTGCGACCACCGCCCAGAAGATTCATCAAACCACCACCAAGTCCACCAAAGATACCACCAAAACCTTTAGGTTTAGAAAGTTTAGTTGGATCTAGTTGATCACTTTGATCATCAAAGTTTGTCTGTGAAGCTGCTAGGAGAGCTTGCTGACGATCAGCAAGTTTTTGCTGCTCATCTTTCTGTCTCTCAAATAGTTGAATTTGAGTGCTAACCTGCTTCTCTGCTAAAGCAGAATTAAGTTGACCTAATCTAGAAAATCCTTGTGAAGTGATAGCAGAAGAACTCTGAATCGCTTGTACAGTATCTTGTGAAGACTGACTAATTCTAAGTTCTACAAATTTCAGTGCTTTTACAATATCACTGATTTCTGTTGCATTGACATCGATAGCACCCGACTGAAGTGCTCCCATCGATGATCCGCCACCCAGTCCAGGACCAGGCTCAGGAGGTAAAATTTCTGGATCAATAGCACCTGCAGGAGCAAGCAGATTGGCTGTTTTCTCTAATGATCCACCAAGAGAAACAAATCCAGGAGATAACGCTGGGGGACCTCCACCTAAGGGACCATCATCTAATACAGAAACATTAACTGGTTCAATTGGATCTGGAGATGCAATTGTAGATAATACACCACCAGTTATAGGAGCAGTGGGAATTTTTTGAGAATAATCGTAATCAAATCCACCCCTAAAACGACCCTGCTGAGTTTTTGTAGGATCTCTTCCTGCTGGGGGAGTAGACTCAAATCTACCTCTAGTTCTAGCAATTCTGTCACCACCAAAAGTGGATCCTAATGCTCTCTTGAAAAAATGACCTCTTCCAACACCAGCTTCTGATAATGATGTATTATTCTTCTCGGCAACACTTTCAGCATAAGCACGCTCTCTGCGTGCCATGTCAGATGCCTTACCAATTCTTTTCCCAATGCCACTAACGATCGCACCCGTAAAGTTACGTTCCTTTCGTAGATCTGTTGGGTTTAGAAATCCGTGTGCCATTAGTGTGACGCTTCTGCTTGTTGTTTTTGCTGTTCCAGATATTGCATGAGGAGACTAACATAAACTTGTCGCTCCCAAGGCATCATATTTTCAATCTCTGTCAAGCTATATTTATGGTACTGCATCAAAGCAAAGTTAGTTCTGAAATACCCTTCCAAAGTATTATGGAAGAGTGCTATCCGAAAAAACTGGTCAATCCCGAAATGACGATTTTATTTTCAACTCCAGTGTTTGGATTTGTTACCGTAATGACATGTTCAAGTCTAGGAGTCGTTTCAAAGAATTTTTGAATATGCTCAAATTGGTTATTTGTCAATCCTTCCAAAAACTCACAAAACTCTTTTTTGGTAGTTGTAGAACTGTCATATACATCCTCACCATCATATAGTTGATCAATGCAACCAGCAATTGCCTCAATAACCTCATCTGCACCCATTCTTTTCTCAAGAATAGAACTAGACACAAATTCTTTGAATGACGGGTATTTCATAATTATACCCATAGTGTCAGACAACTCAATCTTGTTACTATGGTCTTCTGGTTTGGAAACCTCGACATCATTCAAATTAAGATTATAGCGAACTTGCGTTTCTCCATCATCTTCGCAAGTAACGTTCAATTCGACTACTTCGCCAACAGAGGCAGATCTAATTTTTAGGAAAATGTACTCTAAATCGAAAATTGCCAAATCTTCAACTTTAATGCGTGATTGAACGCATCCTTTGATGAGAGTCTTCATAGCACTCTCAATTTCTTTTTCATCTTCTCCTTCTAATGCCAAAAGAAGCAATTTTTCTTCTCTAACTACAAATGGACGATATTTGATTTTTTTGCCAGTAGAAGGAACTTCCAACTCATAGGTTGGAAGAGATACTTGTGGTAATGCCATTATGTTCAGACCAGATCATATGTATATTTAGCGCGACTTTTAGACCCAAAAATTAGCGGGAAAAATTTTCCCACTTTCATGGAATTGAAAAGTCAATTTTCACGTTGCTGTGCTCTTTGTCTTGGAGTCAAACTTGGATCGTAAGGAATTACTTCCAATGGTACTGGTCCTGTTGGTTTTGCTGCTGGAGCAGGTTTTGTTGGAGTTGGTTGAGGTAACATTCCACCAGGAACTCTTCTTGTCCTGACTTGACCGAATGGGGTCAAATATTGCTCTTCAATTATACCACCACCAACGTCTACTCTTCCAACAAGTGTACTTCCAGGAACAACAGCACCTTCCATATCTTTGACATTTCTTACACTTAGTTTTTGAACCGTGTGTCTCTGATACTTGAATTGTGCAGTTACTCTGGTAACCTGTGCTTGTCCAAATTGCAGAGGAACAGAGTCAATTGCAAATGGCCATGCTTTATGAAGAATATACTTAATTGACTGCCTTTGTGTATCTCCTGTAGGACCTCTCTCAGTTTTTATGATTTCAATGTCACATGCGTATTGATGTCTATATTTGGGGTATGTTCTTCTAGCTTCACTGCCTTCATTTTGTTCATACCACATTGAATCATACCAATCAGTAAGAATCTTTAGTGTCGTCATGTCCGCGTCACACATGAATCCCAACTGAACATCAGTAAAAACTTTAGTATGTGGATAATCTACGATTCCAAGTCCAGTATGTAAACCCTTTATGTTGCCCGTATCAGTATTAATGTTTGGTAACTGCGCTTCCTCGCAAAATAGTTCAATAGTATCACTATAGTTTGTATATCCGCTCGTTATGACCGATGGTGGGTTGATAAGTCGCACAACAAAACTATTGGAGAACGCCATTCCCCCATTTGCTCCAATTGCACCCATGATTTGATGTAGAGTCTTTCCTGAGGACACGCTAAATATATACGTTGGAACAACTATATTTATGGCGTACTCTGGGTATTATAAACCTTTACATCCCGAGAAGTACCGTGGCAACCCGACAAACATTGTTTATAGGTCGCTATGGGAACGAAAGTTCATGGTGTTCTGTGACAACAACCCTAGTATACTACAGTGGGGCAGTGAAGAAATTATTATACCATACAGAGCACCTGATGGTAAATTGAGAAGATACTTCCCAGACTTCTACATTAAGGTTCGTGAAACATCTGGAAAGATTACTAAGTATATTATTGAAGTAAAACCCAAGAAACAAACACAACCACCGAATGACAAAAATAAACGAACTGCCGCATACCGTAATGCTGCTCTAACTTACGCTAAGAACCAAACAAAGTGGTCCGCAGCGCGTGAGTATTGTGAAGACAGGCAGATGAACTTCTTAATACTTACCGAAGATCACTTAGGAGTATAACAATGGCAAGCGGATTTGCGTCTATTCAGCGCAACACAGTAAACAAGGACCCAGGATACAAAACACTCTTTGAAAGAGTAACAAACAAGACAGGCGGAGAGAAGAAATCTCTCAGTTGGTATAGAAATGCTGTCAAACAAGAAGCAAGTAGTTACAAAAAGAACTTCAACAAATATATTTTAGACGAACGTAAAGATCGTGCTGGTGCTGCTAAATCACAAGATGCAAATGAACTACGTAGGCACACTGTAGCAGGACATCTGTACATGTTTGAGTACAAGGCAAAGATGAAATGGTTGCCTTACTATGATAGATTCCCACTTGTCTATGTTATCAAAGCAGCAGGCAAGGATGAATTCTGGGGTGCAAACTTACACTACATGTCTCCAAAGAAAAGAGTGATTGCTACCAAGAAATTATTGAATGGTAGAATCGACATTCCTAAGAGATGTTTTCATAAATACCTAACAGCACATGTAGACGGTTTGTTTCTAGATCTTGCTGCTAGTGAATGGGATACTGCTATCTTACTCCCAACCGAAGATTATGTAAGAGATCTAAATGGTATGGTCTTTCCTATAGATAGAAAAATTGTATGGGAAGAGACTGATGAGAATTTCTACGACAAAATCACTGGATCAAGAATGATTAGAGGTTACGGAACAAAACAATCTAGGGAGATGGCGAAATAATGTCTGCTGTATATCCAGGTAGTGTAACTTCGGGAAACCTAGAGCCAATTAAAGCCCATGGTTATGAAAAAGTAAAATTTGATCCTTTGGATGGAACATATTATGGGTACAAATCCCCCCAGTGGGCTGGCGGTGCCGCTTCAGCAGGTGGATCTGCAACCATAGGTCAATGGGAACCGATTACAGACACAACAAAAACTGATGCTCTCGCAAAAGAGAATAAAGATGCCATCGCAAAAATTAGAGATGATCACACTGTAGCTGTTGAAACACGTGAATACGAAGCAGAGAAAGCAGCAAAAGATGCTCTTGAAGCATCCAAAATAGATATCATGCAGAAACTGGGCAAGCTTGCTCCCCCAGTTGCACCAGCAGATGCTAGCAAGTGTTATCGATATCCTATGCCTGACCCTGCAGCAGGAGAAGGAGGACTTGGTGCTGGTGATGATTATGTCATGTTTAGATTCTATAATTACTCACCACCATTTAGCAAAGAAAAAAATGGTTCTAATATTGACGAAAATGGTAATGTAAAATTTGAGGCACAATTTTCATACAACCAGACAGACTACACCGAAATTGGCAACCCTGTTATCATGTATGTTCCAGAAGATATCTCTACTGGATACAGAGCAAACTGGGAGGGAAAGAACATCAGCACTCTTGCGACCGATGGTCTGCGAGCAATGGCACAGAAAGGATTTGGTAATAAAGCATTGGGTGCCGTTCAAACAGCAGCTAACTTTGCGAACAGACTAGGACCTCTCATTGGTGCCGCCACTTTACAAGAAGCAACCTCAAGATTAACTGGAGATACTCTATCATACAATGATATCTTTGGTGGTATTTCTGGTGCAATCATGAATCCAAACACAGAACTACTGTATGGTGGTCCTCAACTGAGAAACTTCACACTGAATTTCAAATTGTATGCAAGACATGAAAATGAAGCAAAGCAAATCAGTGGAATCATACGTCAGTTCAATCAGATAATGCTACCAAGTATGGATCCAGGTGTTGTTTTGGGATTCAACAAAGATGATAAGAACGAAGGAATCAGATTAGGATTCATTGGTGTTCCAAAACTAGTACAAGTTTCATATATGCATGGTGGAAAAGAGAATCCACATCTACCAAGATTCAAGATGTGTGCTCTAACTAATATAGATACAAATTATACTCCAGATGGAGCATACTCAGTGAGATACGATGGAAGACCAGTTGCACATACACTGTCCCTTTCATTCCAAGAAACAAAAGTATGCTTCGCTGAAGATATCGCCTCAGGAAACGTCCGATAATGTACTTCTCTCTACTACCAGACATCAGTTACGACGAAAAACCAATTAGTTATCCTTTCTCATCATCTGATAGAAGGACTGCTAAGAACTTCTTTCGTAGATATAAAGTAAATGATGATGTGTTTTCTAACGTTGTCTTCTTCGAGAAGTATAGCGTAAAAGAAGGACTGAGACCCGATCAGATAGCAGACATCGTATACGGTGACCCATTCTATGACTGGGTAATTCTTCTAGTCAACAACATGATCAACGGTTCTCATGACTGGCCAAAGACTAACTATGAAATGTATAAAATAGCAGAGGCAGAGTATGATGATCCATACTCAGAGATCCATCACTATGAGATCAGAGAAAAGATTGGACCTTATGCTGCTGGTCTACGTGTAGATGAGACATTCTACAATGGCACACACAAATTAAACATCAACGGTACTGTGGTACAAAAAAACGGTAACGAGATTTGTAGTCCCGTTACCGTTGCTGAGTGGTTACAATCCGAAAACGAAAAGAACCGAGAGATTTATCTACTGAAACCTCAGTACCTTAGATCATTTGTAGACGACTTCAAGAAACAGATGTACTATAAGAAGTCTAGCACTTATATCAGTAAGAGACTGAAGGAAACTGGATGACTTTTTCGGGCAAAAATTTGCCCGAATTTTTTTTCCAGATTTATGTAATCAGTCTTCCAAATTTGAAATGATACGCTTACACTGCTTCAAGTTTTTCTTGCAGTAGTTGTGAACGTAACTGTCAGTATCAACACTCATAGTATAGTGGGCGTGGGTGTGAAGTCCCTGAACTATAATCAGGAACCCCACGACCAACAAGTTGAACTGAGTAACTGGGTGAAGTAATACCTGCAGGTATTTTTTCATCGGGTAAAGTAGCGATCCATACGGAGTTTAATGTAATACATTCCAATGACCCATAGGGAGAAGAGGAACCCCTCTCCGTAGGACATGGAGTTCCAAGCGTGGACTACATCCATATCACTCCTCCGCCAGACGTGCGAAGTAAGACAGGGCATCGTCATCATCAACGACTGCCTCTTCCTTCACAGGAGAGGGAGCAGCAGAGACACGCGAGCGGAACGACGAGGGTTCAGGAGCAGCGACAGGCTCATACTCTTCGTCCTCAATGCTAGGAACAGCAGCGCGTTGAGCGATGCCGAGCACCATGTTCAGGCGACGCTCAAGATCTTCATAGGACTTGAACTGATCCTTGTTGGTGAATGCCTCAAGCGAGTGCTCAGACTTCCAGATACCTTCGAGTTCATCATCGTCTGCGCTGAGAGCAGAGACACTATCGAACTCAGAACTATCATAGTTCCAGTAACCTGCGACCTTCTTGATCTTCAGTTTGAAGTTAGCACCTTCCCAAAGATCAAAGACATTAACAGGAGTCTCGTCTTGGAACTCAGGTTGCATGGCAGCGAGGATCTTGTCATGGATCTTCTTGCCATACTTGTAGAGGAACACCTTACCCTCGTTCTCAGGGTGCTTAGGATCCTTCACGACATAGATGTTGCTGTAATACTGGAGCTTACGCTTCTGCTTACGAGCAGTCTCTTTGTCTTCATCA